ACCCTCGCTGTAAGCATGTAGCCGACGAACTTTTACACTACAGTTACAAAACAGACCCACTAACGGGTAAAGTGTTACCAATACTGGCAGATAAAAAAAATCACACTATTGACGCCTTGCGTTATGCCTGTGAAGCTGTGCGAAGGATTAAAGATAAAAAGGAAATAAAGTATGTCGAATATCGCCAAAGATGAAGAAGTCCTTAAGAGGGCTAAAAAGCGTTTTAAGGAAATCGTAGATCACGAAAGATATACCCGCGAGTTAATGAAGAATGACTTGGATGCTTACTACTCGGATATATGGGAAAGCGTAGCACCTGGCTGGAGACAGACAATGGAGAACTACGGCCGTCCAGTACTTGAGATGCACCGCATGGAGCCGATAATTAGGCGGGTTATTAACGATGTAACCAACATGGAACCCGAGATAAAAACCATTGCAAGGAATACTGTAGACAAAGAAAAGGCAGAAAATAGACAGGGTGTAATTAGGCATATCCTTTATAATTCTGATTCACAGGAAGCCATTTCCCTAGCTTGTTTACACGCTTGCATTATGGGTAGAGGACACTTCAGGATTAGAACTGAATACAATGAGAACTCAAACAATCAATACGTTTGTTTTGACCCTATTAAAAAGCCTTTGAATGTATACATGTCAAAAAATAGAAGGACTACAAATTATACTGATTGTGATTACGCTTTTATCATAGATAGAATGACCAAAGAAGACTTTAAACTAGAATATCCCAACTCTGATCCCGTAAATTGGGAGGGTGAGAATGAGGAAATGTGGTTTGATTCCGAAGATGTGATGATAGTCGAATACTACGAATTTGAAACCAAGCGTCGGAAGATGATTACCTTTTTAGACGGTTCAGAAATGTATGACGATGAAATAAACCCTGAGATGAAAAAGGACGCTAAGTATTTAAAATCAATGAGCCGTGATGTAGTTGACCGCACTTTAGTATGGCGTAAAATGACAGGCCGCGAAGTACTTGAGAGTGCAATTATCCCCGGAACTAGAATCCCTATTTGTACAGTTATTGCCGAGGAAGGTGAAGACAGTGACGGCCAATTGGTCATTTCTGGACTTGTAAGGAGATGTAAAGGCCCCGCATGGTTATATGACTTATCCTCAAGTTTAGAGGCTGAGAACATGCATCAAAACAGTATTAATCCTTGGATTGGTGATCCTGAGCAATTTGAAGGACTAGAGCATTTATATGCAGAGGCTAACCGAGTTCCTAGGGCTTACTTACCAGCACATACCATTGTTAAAGAGGGCATCGTATTAAGTAGACCTGAGCGAGTACAGCCAATTCCCCTAAACGGAATGACCCAAATAAAGTATGGATATATAGACGATATGTTTGCTGCGAGCGGTGTAAACGAGGAGCGCATGGGTATGCAATCCAACGCCCAAAGTGGTAAAGCTATCAACGCCCGAAGCCAAGAAAGCAAAATGACCAATTCAAACCTTACAAGGTCTTTGGGTGCCGCGCTTACATACGCAGGTAGAATTATAAATAAATGGATTCCAATTTACTACGATACAAACCGACTTGTCAGGATTCTTGACATTGAGATGAAACCTAAAACCGTTGAACTAAAAGAGTTTAATGAGGAAGGGCAAAGCATAGATCTAGGAGAGGAATATGATGATATAATAGTGACTATGGGGCCTAGTTACTTGTCAGGCCGTTTAGAAGCTATGGATGGTATGTTACAATTTATCCAAGCTATCCCTAACCTTGCCCCTGTAGTGGCTGACTTGATAGCCGAAAACAGCGACTGGCCTGGATCTACAAAGATAGCAGAAAGAATACGCGCTACCATGCCACCTGAAGTGCTAGAGGCAAATGGCGGAGCGGAACAAATAGCAATGAAGCTAAATCAAGCCATGCAACAACTCCAGCAGTCCGAGCAAATGATACAAATGTTAAAACAAGCGCTTGACCAAGCCACACAGGAATTAGAAACGAAAGAATCAGAGTTTGCTAATAAGATCGATGTCGAACAACTCAAAGCCGATGCAAATATACAGGTCGCTTTGATAAGGCAGGAAACTGATCTGGCAAAAACGAAAGCTGACCTTTGGGCCAGTATTCGCAAACCCGTCTCGAAAGGCGCGTAAGTGGAAAACGAAACAAACGAAATACTAGAACAAGGTGATGTGGTCGAGGGCTATCAAGAGCCAGTCGAAGAAACTACAGAGCCAACCGAAGAGCTACCCGAGCAGGTAGAACCAACCGAAGAAAAGCCCGCTGAACCTGAAAAGGTTGAAAAGCGAAAGCTAACAGCGCAAGAACGCGCCCAGCAAATCAGGGAGGAAACTAGGCATAAGTGGGAAGCTCATAGAGCGCTAGAAGCCAGAGAAAAGGCTATTGATGAAAAACTAGCAAGATTGCAAAAGCTAGAGGGCCAACCTAGCCAAGAAAAGGCCCCTCGACTAGAAGACTATACCGAAGAAACTGCACAGCAATATTTAGAGGATTTGGCAGAATGGAAGGCTGAACAAAAGTTTGCCGAGAGATCAAAGAAGCAAATCGAGGAACAATCTAAGAAACAAGAGGAGCAGGAACAGCGCAATCTATACAATGACTATGAGAAACAGTATAGCGCAAGAGTAGCAAAAGACCCCTCATTTGCAGAAAAAGAACTCGACGTAGTTAAGATGATTAAGATGACAGGAGCAAAGCACATTGAAACCGCTTTACTTTCTGTGGAAAATAAAGTAGATTTAGTAGAGTACTTTGGGGATAATCTCGATGTGCTTGAAGACTTAATAAAACTATCGCCTCAGCGCGCTTTTATAGAGATCGGTAAAATTACCGCAAAACAGGAACAGAAACCGCGAACTGTATCCCGAGCCCCAGCGCCCATCAACACACTGAGAAATACAGGTGCAGGTGGAATAAAAGATGTCCATAGCATGTCACACGCTGATTACAGCGACTACATGAACAAAAAAGAATTCGGATATTAAACATTAATTAAAAGGATAGTAAAATGGCTATTTTGACAGCTGACCTAATTTTGAAAGAAGTTGGTCGCAAATTTGACAATAAAGTCCCCTTTCTGTCATCTATGACTCGATCATACGATGACAGTTACAAAGCATACGGGGCAAAGGGTGGGGAATCCATCCGCATAATGAAACCTACTAAGAAATCTGTAGGCGAAGGTAAAACCCTAGTCGAACAAGATATCAATGAGGAATCAGTAACCCTAACCAAAGCAACCCAGCTCAACATTGGCCTACGTCTTTCTTCAAAAGAATTGACAATGGACATGGAAAACTTGAGTGCTTTGCATCTTGAACCCGCTGCGGCCGCTTTGGCTTCTAAGGTTGAGCGAACTATTGCAAACACTGTTTACAAACAGATTTACAATACAGTTGCCCTTCCTGTGACCGCAGTTGACCGAGACGATGTTCTTAATGCATCAACAAAACTAAACCAAATGGAAGCATCTGGTAAGCGTTTTGGTGTTATTTCTCCCAAAGTTAATTCTCAGTTGGTAAGCGGAAATGCAAGCATTTTCAATCCTCAACCTTCAATTAGCCGTCAGTATATGGAAGGCGAAATCGGAAACATTTATGGTTTTGATTTGGCTTGGTCTAACAACCTTCCTTCACACACCACAGGTACATACAACGGCGCGCATGTAATCGACGGAGCAAGCCAAACAGGCTCAACTCTAGTTGTTAAAACTGGTACTGGAGCGCCTACAGCTGGAGACGTGTTCACTATTGCCGATGTATACGGGGTTAATCCTGTTACCTTGGAATCAACAGGCGAACTACAACAGTTTGTCGTTGGTAGTGGTGCGACTGCTACTTCATGGCCTATCACTCCCGCCCTTTCTGTAAGTGGAAACACTCGAACAGTAACCGCACTGCCTGCCGATGGCGCTGCTATCACAGAAGTCGGTGTTGCTTCTACAGTATACCCTCAACAGCTTTTCTACACTCAACAAGCTTTTGCTTTTGGTGTAGCCGATCTTGAACTCCCCGGAGTTTCCAAGAACGAAAGTCGTATGGTAACTAAAGGCGGAATGTCCATGCGTCTAATTAAGGATTACTCAATCCAAAATGATGACTGCATATATCGCCTTGACTGTTTGTTTGGTGTTGTAACCGTTTCACCTGAATTTGCTTGCCGTGTTTACGGTGTATAGAAAGGAGCAATAAATGAGTAACGAAGCTGGAGTTGAATACATTGGAACCGCTGTTGATGGAGTATCTATTGGTGCAACCACGTCTCAAAAAGCGTCACTTTATGGAGTGACCCCTATAGTTCAAAGAAGCGGGGCGGCGCAAGCTACCTCACTACTTTCTACTGCATCTTCAACCGCAGTCGATACCGCTACTAAGGCGGCCTTGATTGAGGTAATGAATACTTTAACTGCTTTGGGTGCTTGGAAGGGATCAGCCTAATCAGTATTGTATTCTGCATACCTACTTACGAGAGGCCTTTTCGAGAGTGTTTAGACGCTCTTGAGGGGTCTCTCCCCTTTTTAGGAGGAATTGAACACCAAACAGTATTTGAGGTCGGGTGTCCTTATATATCACATGCACGGGCTACAATGCTAAGAAAAGCAATGTTGAAAAAATGTGATGAAGTTTTATTTATAGATCACGATTTAAGTTGGAAGCCCGAAGATCTTAGAAAGATCATTGAAATTAAGGGTGACGTGGTAGCTGGGCTTTATAGGTTTAAGAAAGATGAAATTGAGTACATGGGTGTTTTAGACACTGATCCAGAAGGATACGCTAAGGTTTACCCAGACGGCTGTTTAAAGGGCTACAGAGTACCAGCTGGATTTTTAAAGATAAGCATGGGGGCTGTTAGAAAGTTTATGGAAGCCTACCCAGAATTGATAATAAAAGGCGAGATAGATTCACCCGACTTGTTTAATCATGGTGTCATTGACGGGATTTGGTACGGTGAAGACTATGCTTTTAGTAAAAGATGGACTGAAAAGTGTGGGGAAATCAAAATAGTTCCTGACCTTGATTTGTGCCATGTCGGTAAAAAGAGATATGAGGGGAATTATCATAGGTTTCTTTTGGGGACTTGATTTTTATTTTAAATAATGTATATTACTTAGATACTCGCTTCGGCGCAAAACATTTAAGGGGTGAGTATGAAATTTCCTAAAATGGTATATCTTGCAAAAGACAACTACCGAATAGTTCAAAACGAAATAGAATTAGAAGACGCTTATAACAAGGCTTATGTAGACCATTGGCTCCAGTGTGTTGATAAAGACCGACTAAAAGAAGTCGAGGTTTTTGCTGAAAAGGTTTCTGAAAAGGCCAATGAGATTGCGAAAATATCCGATAAAAAGGTAAAGAATGTCTACCGTAAGTGATTTAGTTAGACGCGTCCTAACTAAGTTAAGGGTTTACCAGCCAGGTGAAGATATTACTTCACACGATTTTAACGATGTTCTAATCGAAATGAACGCCTTTTTAAACTCTTTGAGCAATGAGAAACTAGCAGGGCCTTGGTTGACAAGGTTCTCACATACATTAGTTAGTGGAGATGGAAGCTACACAATAGCGCCAAGTGGTGCTAACATAGCAAGCCCAATACCCGCAAGAATCCAACACCTTTTTATTAGAGACTCCGCTGGTAATGACACTGTATTACAGCAAATAGGCCGTGGAGAATATAACGAAATTACTCTGAAAACAACTCAGAGTGAGCCGAGCGTATACTACTATGAACAAGGGCCAACCTTTGGGACTATTTATTTGTTCCCAACCCCCACAGCGGGCGTGTTGTACGGTGACGCTTGGCTTCAATTTACCAACTACACCAATCCAAGTGATAATGTAGTCCTACCTGACGGTTACGATGATTTAATCGTTTACAACACTTGCATACGATGTGCTAGTGATTTTGGGGCCGTGGTGACACCTGAAATATACGACTTGGCCAAGAAATCAATGTACCGTTTAAAGTTTGTTAACTGTCTAGATATCCCTATTATGAAAAGTTGGGGAGCTGGCAGTGGTTTCGATATTGTGAGAGGCTTTTAATGCAACCATATAATTATAACATTGACCATCCCAAGATTGACATTCTCGGAACTATCCAAGGCATGCAACAGATTAAGGCTAACAAACAGCAATCGGCTTTAAACAAAATGGCAATGGAAGATAGGGAAAGGACTTTAAAGTCTAACCTAGCGCAACAGGCTGAGGATAACCAACTAAAGAGTGTTTTAAGTGAGGGATATAGTTTATACGGTAATAATATAAACAAGGTTTTCCAACACGCTTCACAAAAGGCGCCCAATTTAACTTACAAGTTTGTAGACCTTTTCAACAAAGCCAAAGAACAGCAATTGGGGATACAAAGTAAAGAATTTGGTATGCAAAAAGACCAAGTCGGGATAAATACTGAAAAGCAAAAAGCTTTCTCAACCTATGGCATACCTGTCACAAAACAATTTAATACACTAAGCGAAGGCGATAAACTAGACGCTTTCCCAGAGTTCCTGAACACTTTAGGCCAAATGAAGCTAGACATACCGCCTGAATGGGTAGAGAGTGGCTACACGCCTGAAATAGGGCAAAGATTAAATTCTATGGCCAGTATGCAAGAAATGCCAAAAGCAGAAACAAGCCCAAGTTCTGTCCAAGAATACAATTTTTTCAAATCCTTAAATGAAGATGAAAAAAAAGAATATTTGACAGTAAAACGATCTCAACAAATAATGAATATGGGCGGGTATCAAGGTGTTTTAGACCCACTAACAAACCAAATAACCGATAAATTTACAGTAACACCAAAAACAACAGAGACCCCAGAATATAAGGGGCAAGTCGCTGGAGCGGTAGAAACGGCAACCACTGGAGCAAAAAAACAAAGTGGAGACGCTATTTATAAGGGGCCTCAATATTTGGCTGCTACTTTTGGAATAAGGATGCAAGAAGCAAACGATAATATTGATAAACTTGAAAAGTCTGGATTTGATAGGACTAGCGCGATAACATCGGCTCAAGCTTCACTTCCAACACAAACAAAATCAGGAAAACTAAAACAGCAAGAACAGGCTGAAAGAAACTTTTTAAACGCCGTTTTGAGGCGTGAGTCAGGCGCGGCCATTGCGCCAACTGAATTTGAAAACGGGTCTCAGCAGTACTTCCCAAGGTTTGGTGATGATAAGGCCACCCTAGAACAAAAGAGAATAAATAGAAATACTGCCATAGCTGGATTAAAGGCTGAGGCTGGGGGTGCTTGGGGTGCGGTTAAAAAAG